ATATAATCTACTGGTTTGCCCCAGTTGTTGGAACCCAGATCAGCCGCAGTTGCAGTTGGGGATGTATCCGGTAGATGACCCGCAGGGGGTGCGCGATCCGCGCAGAGATAACAGCTACCAAGTTTCTGGGCCTTTGGCGGACGGTTACTCGGGCGGCGGTAGCAGGATTTTTCAGTGGGGCTGGAACCCGGTAGGCGGGGCGAGTTTTTTCGATACTGCGCTTACGCCAAACAACTTGGTTTTGCAGGTGCAATTAGGTACAGTAACGGTTGTGACGACATAGGAGTCCAGCATGGACAAAAAGATGGTAAAGGCAATCGCGGACACGGAGGTAAAAGCCCATGAAAAGCGTATGCACAAAGGCGTCAAGAAAATGAAGGCCGGTGGCCCGACTACGGACGACCGCATGAAGTACGGGAAAAACCTGTCTCGCGCTATGAACCAAGGTAGCAAATAATGGCTAAGTTCAGCATGAAACAAGGTGGCAAGGAAGTCGGCCCTGCCGAGGTGTACGCACCTCCGCACACTATGGACGGCAAAGCCGGGGTCGATCTGAGCAACAACGGGTATGGTGCGGGCAAGCGGATTAAACCAGAAGACGTGGCGCTGAGTGTTGGTGAGTTCCGCTCTAAGCCGTACGCCGAGGTCAAGACGACCGGAATTAAAACCCGAGGTAATGGCTGCGCTACTAAAGGCACGATGGCTCGGGGGCCAATGGCGTGAACTACGCTGAACTTGTAACTGCGGTCTCCGACTATACGGAGAATACGTTCCCGACTGCGAACATTAATACGTTCATTGAGCAGGCGGAACAGCGCATTTACAACACGGTTCAGTTCCCTTCGCTTCGTAGAAACGTCACCGGGGTGACGGTGCCGTCAAACAAATATCTTGCTTGCCCAGATGATTTCTTATCTTCGTACTCTTTGGCGGTTATTGACGCGACGGGCAACTATTCGTACTTGCTAAACAAAGATGTGAACTTCATACGTGAAGCGTACCCCCAGCCTACAGACACAGCACTGCCCAAGTACTACGCATTGTTTGGTCCACGGTCGAGCGACATAAATGAGTTGACTTTTATTCTCGGCCCAACTCCAGATGCTATATACACAATGGAGTTGCATTACTTCTTCTACCCGCCTTCAATCATCACGGCGGGGAATAGCTGGCTGGGCGATAACTTTGATACGGTGCTGTTGTACGGGACGCTTGTTGAAGCCTATACGTTCATGAAAGGCGAGCAAGATATGATGGCGTTGTACGACGGTAAGTACAAAGAAGCGCTTGGTCTTGCTAAACGTCTGGGTGACGGCCTTGAAAGAGGCGACGCTTATCGTGATGGTCAGGTTAAGATTAAGGTGACCTGATGAAAACTTGCACCAAATGTAACAGCAATAAAGAAATCAGCATGTTTCATAAAGGAAACAATGCTGATGGATATCGTACTTGGTGTAAAACATGCGTAGCCGATTATAAAAAACAATACAAAATAAAAAATGCCGAACGTATAAAAAAAGTTCAACGTGAATACGACGCAGTACAAAACCCTTTAAGGCGAGAATACTTCCAAAAAAGGTACGCTGATAAAAAAGAACATATTCTTGCTGTTAACAGGGCTCATAGAAAAGCAAATTTGCACAAGTACGCAGCAAAAGAAATAAAGCGCAAGTTAGAAAAAACGCGAAGGACTCCGGCTTGGCTAACTGACGACGATTACTGGATGATTGAGCAGACGTACGAGTTGGCTGCGCTTCGCACTAAAATGTTTGGTTTTCGGTGGGAGGTAGATCACATCATCCCCTTACAGGGTAAGAAAGTTTCTGGGTTCCATGTGCCCAACAACTTACAAGTGATACCATGTACTGTAAACCGCCAAAAGCATAACAGGTATGAGGTGTGACCTTGAGCTTCACGGGAAATTGGACAACCAACACGTTTAAGACGGGGCTTCCTAGTGGGACGTTCAACTTCAACACAGGTACGACGCAGGTATTCAAGATCGCGTTGTACACCAACGCCGCTACGCTAGATGCGACTACCACTGGATATACTTCAACAGGTGAGGTTTCTGCCTCGGGGTATACCGCTGGGGGGCAAGTCCTTGTTGTTAGCCAAGTCCCTACTGTGGGTGCTACCGGCACGACTGCGTACTGGTCATTCGATAACGCCGTCTGGTCTACTGCGGTTACTGCGCGGGGCGCGCTGATCTATCTGGCTGACGGCGCTTCTAATCCAGCTATTTGTGTTTTGGATTTTGGTGCAGACAAGACTTCGGCCACTACTTTTACAGTACAATTTCCAGCAGCTACAAACACTTCGGCAATTATTAGGATTGCGTAACCGTGGAAAAACTACTAGCGTCTGGTGAGTTTCATGTTCTTTGCTACGATAAAGGCGGGAACCTTAAGTGGGAAGAAAAAAACCACAACCTAGTAGTGAACACGGGGCTTCAGTATATGGCTGGATCTGCGCTGGCTGGTGGTACGCAAAGCACGACTTGGTTTATTGGACTTGTGACTGGGCCGGGATCAAGCGTTACATATTCTGCTAACGACACAATGTTGAGCCACGCCGGGTGGACTGAGTTTACGGGATATAGCCAAGCTACCCGCAGAACAGCAACATTTACCGCTGCTACCACGGCTAACCCCTCGGTTGTGTCTAACTCAACTTCTGCTGCGGCATTTACTATTAGTACTAGCGGAAATGTTGCTGGGGCTTTTCTAACAAACGTGAACACAAAAGGCGGCACGGCGGGAACATTGTTTTCGGCGTCAAACTTCACAGGCGGAAATCGCGTGGTTACTTTGAACGACACCGTGACTGTGGTGTATACATTTAGTTTAACGGCGGCTTAATCATGGCTTTTGTTGTTGCTGATCGGGTAAAGGAAACCAGCACTACTACTGGTACAGGCGCAATGGCTTTGGCCGGGGCGGTGGTGGGGTTTCAGTCTTTCGCATCCGGTGTCGGGAACAGCAACACGACCTATTACGCGATTGCTAACCAAGCCGCTGCTGAATGGGAAGTTGGTTTTGGGACGCTTGACGCCACTAGTGCAAATCTGTCCCGGACAACGGTTCTTGCATCGAGCAATGGCGGTTCACCAGTTGCATTCACGGCAGGGACAAAAGAAGTATTTGTTACCCAACCAGCCACTCGGACATTGGTACAAGCCAGCGGTGGGGCCACTACTAACGGTGTTTTATTTTATACCGGCTCCGGCGTTGCCACAGCAACAGGTGCGCTTACGTTTGATGGCACCAATTTTGCAACGACGGGATCTGCTACAGCGAGTAGTTTTTCAACGGCTGGGACAGTTACAGCAACAGGCACAGCTACAGCAGGTAGTTTTTCAACGGCTGGGACAGTTACAGCAACAGGCACGGCGACAGCCGCAAGTTTAATTCCCACAAGTAGTACTGCGCCGACCAACGGCGTATATTTACCCGCCGCCAACACGGTAGGGTTTGCTACTAATAGTACGGGCGTTGTTTACATAAACTCTTCAGGCAACCTGCTGGTTGGCACGCCAACTAGCGGAAAAAGACTGACAGTCTCCGATTCGATTGAGTCTAGTGCCACGTTTATACGAACCAGCAATACTGTAGGCGACGAAGCACTGATTGATTTCCAACTGCAAAACAGCAGTAGTGCTGCGGTTATATACTCACAAATTGGCTCGTCCATTATCACTAATACGGCGGGGGCCGTTAACGGTGCGTTTGTCATAAATACAACGAATGCTTCGGTAAGCGCAGAGAGGGTTCGTGTCGATAACGCCGGGAACATGCAAATGCTGACCGGCGCGCTTATGCCGTATACCCCGAATCCGGGTTCAATTTCTTCGGCCACAACGCTTACAAATGCTCAACTGCAAACACAGCTTATTAACACCACCGGAACTTCGTTTACACTAACAATGCCGTTAGGGACCACGCTGGAGACGTTGGCAAACTGGGCAGCAATAAATGTAGGCTATGACTTTATTATTATTAATACTGCGTCCGGCACTATTACAATGGCAGTGAATACTGGCGTCACATCTATTGGCACGCTCACAGTTTTAACAGGTATTTCTGCTCAATTTCGTATTCGCAGGACCAGCGCAAACACATTCGTCTTGTATCGTATAGGTTAAACATGCTCTACGGCGATGGTCCTTATAGCGCTCAACCGTATTCAACTTCAAACCCTACGACATATTCGGTAGCGGTGGTTGAGGCGGGGGTGGTGGCGGATACAGGTCAAAGCCCGCTTTGGGTGGAAATATCTACTGCGCAAGATCCGGTGTGGACTGACATCCCGACAAACTAAAGGATTGCAATGGCAACTTCATATACCCCGCTTCTTGGGCTTGCCCTCCCCGTTCAAGGGGAGTTGTCCGGCACTTGGGGCGATACGGTCAACAACTACATTACTAGCTATCTTGATGCGTCAGTTGCGGGGGCGCTAACGGTTACTGGAAACACAACGCTAACAAAGACCACCAACAGCAGTCTTGGGGCAACATCATCTCAGTATGCGATTATTATCGCGTCTCCGACATCAGCCAACATCACTATCACTGCCCCGGCAGCAAGCAAGACCTACGTAGTCATCAATACGTCAGCGACGTATACCGTTACATTCAGGGGCGCTGGCCCAACAACAGGCGTAACGATAGGCGTAAGTGATAGAGCACTTATAGCATGGAACGGCTCGGACTTTGTAAGAATAACTGTTGCCGCTGGCGGCTCAAACACACAGGTTCAATATAACAGTTCTGGCACTTTGGCGGGTTCTGCAAACCTGACGTTCAACGGCACGACGCTTACCGCCGCAGGATTGGCTGGACCGCTTAACGGTACAATTGGAGCTACCACGCCAACTACCGGAGTATTTACAACTGCAACTGCAATTGCGGCGGCAACTCAAGATGCTGTGAGGATGCAGGGCCGCGCTGGTGGAACATCCAGTTATGTGGCAACTCTTACGCCAACGACGTTGACGGCAAACAGAACGCTTACCATTCCAGACGCTACGGGCACAATTCTACAAAGTGGAACAACTGTTACGGTTGGGCAGGGTGGTACTGGGGCGGCTACATTTACAGCTAATAACGTACTGCTTGGAAACGGTACTTCAGCATTTCAAGTGGTGGCTCCCGGAACAAACGGCAACGTACTAATGTCTGACGGTACTACTTGGACAAGTGCATCGCCAACATCAATACCCGCAAATTTTCAAGAATTTACATCCTCTGGCACATGGACCAAACCAACAGGAGCGAGTTTTGTTTACGTTGAATGTTGGGGCGCAGGTGGTGGTGGGGGTAGCGGCGGTAGCAGCAGTATTAATTTTACTGGCGGGGCCGGTGGTGGTGGCGGTGCAAGAACGTACCTCATGTTTAGAGCCTCTAGTTTGGGGGCAACAGTATCAATAACAATTGGCGCAGGCGGAACTGGTGGGGCGGCTGTATCAAGCGGCACGGGAAATGCTGGTTCTTTTGGCGGGAACACAACTTTTGGGGCAGACTTGGCGTCCTATGGCGGTTCTGGGGGTGGTGGGGGTGTTAATTCTACAGGTGTGAGTAATGCTGTGGGTGGAACTGGTGGTGGGACTGGTGGTGGTGGTGGTGGTAGCCCCCGACCGAGTATAGGCACTGTTGGTGGCGTAGGAGGCGCTGTGGGGAGTTCTTTTTATAACACTGACGCAGGGTTTTGTTCGGAATGGGGCGGAGCCGGAGGAGGAGGATTCTTCTCCACTGGATCGAACTCGCGCGCAGGAGGCAGTTCTATTTTTGCTGGCGCTGGTGGGGGGTTTGGGGGCGGGTTTTCTACTGCTGGGGGGGCAGGGCTAGCTGGCGGCGCAACTCAAAGTTGGACCTCCGGTGGAGGGGGTGCTGGTGGGGCGACGGGTGTTGCCGGTACTGCCGGAACTCAATCGACAACCGGGTCTGGTAGCGGCGGAGGTGGCGGCGGTTCTAACACCACTAGCCCAGGTGGCGCAGGTGGCAGTGGAGGTAACGGTGGTGGTGGTGGTGGTGGCGGTGGTGCACAGTTAGGTTCTGGTAATTCTGGCGCTGGCGGCACAGGTGGCAACGGTCTTGTCCGCGTTTATACTTGGTAAGGGGCTGATATGAGCAACCGATACGCAGTTATTGAAAACCAAAAAGTTATAAACGTTGTTCTTGCGTCACCAGAAGTCGCCGCTGAACGTGGGTGGGTTATATGTCCAGATGGAGTAGGTATTGGGTGGACATTTGACGGTGTTGGCGAAGCAATACCTCCCGCGCCAGATACAGAAGCCCAAGCTTCCGTAGTTCGTTCAATGCGTAACGACCTTTTGCTTAAATCCGACAAAGAAGTTTTACCAGATCGTTGGGCGCTAATGACAGCAGAGCAACAAACTGCGTGGACTGTGTATCGACAAGCACTGCGGGATGTGCCGTCACAAGCAGAGTTTCCGTTGGCAGTAGTTTGGCCCGATACGCCATAAGTAACTTCCCTGTCTTACACGCACGGTAAAATCACGACGGGCACCCGCCCACCTAACCCCCGGAGATTTCCATGAAAGACTTGATCATTGATGCGATTGACGGCTCGGAGCCGGTTGATGCGCTGAACGCTTTGTTCTCTGTTGCTTTTGCTGTTGCTATTGAGAGCGGCATCAACGAATTCACGCTTAGCAGCCTTTTCTCTTCACATGTCGAAGCACAGTTTGAAGTTGCTGCCCACGTTGTTGCAGAAGACGGCACTGAAGAAGAAGCTGAAGAAGAAGCTGAAGAAACCGACGAACAGACCGACAACTAAGGTCCGGCCCCCGGTGCGACCCACCGGGGCATTCCAATGCTGTTCTGCGCCGTCTGCCGTGGGGAGTTTCTACGAGAAGACCTTATCGTTCACGGTCGCAAGGACTATTTTCTCTGTAGCGCGTGCAAGTCAGACGTAAACCGTCTTGATCGGTTCGGGCTGTCCCCATCAGATTATGACTTCCTGTTGAAACTTCAGGGGTATAATTGCGCTATCTGCCACAACCCCCTCAAACTCAAGCAGTACAAGTTTGCGGTAGACCACTGCCACGACTCGGATGATGTTCGTGGGATTTTGTGTGTGCGATGTAACACGGCGCTAGGTAGCTTTGACGATGACCCGGACATGATCCTGCGAGCCGCAGAATACTTGAATAGCCCCCCTGCTTTGGGTAAAGTCAAGAAACACAACGGGCGCAAGAAGGTTTCGTTTCTGCGGAGCGAGTACATAAGGATGCACGGCGATGGAGCTAGTTGAACTCTTCCTGAAAGCATGGCCGGTGCTGCTCGGTATCGTGACGCTTATCATTGTGCTGTCTAAGTTGGACCTACGGGTTGCTGTTCTTGAAGAAAAGGTAAAGAGCGCCTTTGAGATCATCAACAAGATGAAGGACAAAAATGGCTAATTTTGAACAAGCCTTTGAGAAGATGATCGCTGACGAAGGCGGCTACATTCTCCACACTATTCCCGGTGACACCGGAGGGATGACATATGCTGGAATTGCACGAAACAAAAACCCCCAGTGGGGCGGCTGGAACCTCATTGACCACAAAGAAATCAATAATCCGCTCCTT